TAATCTGGATGAAGTCTTCCATTCTAATTGTTGCAAAGTTTTTTTTCCTCTTTGTACAACTTTGACTTTACCTTTTCCGAATGTCTCTGCCACATCTCATCCAGATCTACATTCAACATTGCGGCCAACTGAAATAGGTAACTAAATACGTCACCCATTTCCATAGTCACATCCGTACCTCTATCCTTACGTAGTCCAGTCTTTTTGAAATTCTTTTGATACTGCCGAATAGCAGATGCGAGTTCGCCAACCTCTTCTGTAAAGAGCAACCACACCGTCTGGACTGAAGATTTGTCCCAACCCTTCGCCTTGCACATCTCTTGTGTGTCAATCTTGCACTTATTCATAGTGCTAGTCATTACTGATATGGCGCCTCGTGTCTTTAAACAGAGGCTCAAAACCCAATCTTGTTATTGATGGGAATCTTTTTGCCATATGTGCTTGTAGATGCAGGAACGGCAAGTGGCACTGGCTGCCGACCGAGATCCTGCAAAAACTTCACCTGTTGGGCAAGTCCGGTTGATATTGTCTGGGACGCCTCTCGAACAACTTGGGCATTCATCCGACTCACCTGCCCCTGAATATCACGGTACGGGTCAGCCATCATATTGGTATACACCTTGCCCATGAGCGCCCTGAGGTCGCCTGCATCCTGGCGATCGATATTACGGTTGGTCAATTCCTTCACCTTGTCACGTATCATAAACTGCAGACGTTCCTGATTCATGGGTGAGTGGAAGGCGGTTGAAACTGGAGTCTCGGCTGGGTGAGCCATTTACTTTATGGGTATAAAAAAAAGAGGCGCCGATAATACAATGAGGGTGGTGAAGAGAAATGGAGCGTCCCAAGAAATGCTATTCGACAAGGTAACCAAACGGATCAGTGAACTGTGCTCGGACCTAGAGGTCCAGGCTGACAAGGTGGCCCAAAAGGTTTTTTCAGATATGTTTGACGGAATCACAACTACCCAAATTGACGAGATTTCGGCCGATGTTGCAACTCATATGATTACCGAACATCCCGACTATGAAGTTTTAGCCACCCGCATCGTGGTGAGCAATATGCACAAAACCAACCCCACGTGCTTTTCGGACTCTATGCTCATCTTGCACGCAAACGGTGTAGTATCTGATGAATTTATGAAGAATGTAAACTCCAAAGTTGACGCAATGATTGATCACACCCGTGATTATGACTTTGGATTCTTTGGAATCAAGACTCTGCAGAAGATGTATCTAAACAAGGGTGAGACGCCCCAGTATATGTTTATGCGAGTAGCGGTCGCTATCCACGGAGATGACATCGACCGGGTTCGCGAGACATATGATCTCATGTCCCAAAAGTACTTTACGCACGCGACGCCGACCCTCTTCAACGCGGGCTCGAAGCGTCCCCAGATGTCCTCTTGCTTCCTTCTGGCTATGAAGGAGGATTCGGTCGACGGCATCTTTGAGACCCTGAAGCGGTGCTCGCACATATCCAAGTGGTCCGGAGGTATCGGACTGCACTGCCACAACGTGCGCGCAAAGGGCTCTCGCATCGTAGGAACCAACGGAGTTAGTGATGGTATCATCCCTATGCTCCGAGTTTACAATAATGCGGCCCGGTACATCAACCAGGGGGGTCGCCGCAAGGGGTCCTTTGCAGTCTACCTGGAGCCGTGGCACGCAGACATTATGGACTTTTTGGAGCTCCGACTCAACTCGGGTGACGAAGAGTCTCGGTGCCGCGACCTGTTTACGGCACTCTGGATTCCGGACCATTTTATGGAGTGCGTCAAGCAGGACGGCGACTGGTATCTGATGTGCCCGAATGAGTGTCCGGGCCTGCCGGACGTATGGGGTCAGCAGTGGGTCGACTTGTATACCAAGTACGTGAACGAGAATAGGTACCGAAAGAAAATCAAGGCGCGCGAGATTTGGAACGCCGTCATCAAGAGCCAGGTCGAGACCGGGACACCCTATATGCTCTACAAGGATGCTTGCAACAGCAAGTCAAACCAGCAAAACCTTGGAACCATCAAGTCGAGCAACTTGTGCACTGAGATTATCGAGTACACAGATCCGGACGAGGTGGCTGTCTGTAACCTGGCGAGCATCTCTTTGCCAGCCTTTGTAAGTAACGGTGAGTTTGATTTCGATAAGTTGGACAAGGTGACTCGGGTGGTGACTCGCAACCTGAACCGTGTCATTGACAAAAACTTTTACCCGATACCCGAGGCTGAAAAGAGCAACAAGAGGCACCGGCCTATTGCGCTCGGTGTGCAAGGTCTTGCAGATGTTTTCATGATGCTCGGACTCGAGTTTGATGAGGCGGGCGCGAGACAGATTAACAAGGATATATTCGAGACGATATATTTTGGAGCTCTGAGCGAATCGTGCCAGCTGGCCAAGGAGGAGGGGCCGTACGAGACGTTCAGGGGGTCTCCCGCACACGACAAAAAGCTCCAGTTTGACTTGTGGGGTGTCCACCGGCCCAGCTTTGACCGACTCAAGGATGATATCGTGAAATGGGGTCTCCGAAACTCACTGCTGGTTGCGCCTATGCCGACAGCATCGACCGCCCAGATTCTGGGCAACAACGAGTGCTTCGAGCCTTATACAACTAACCTGTACCTGCGCCGAACCCTGGCCGGAGAGTTTGTGATGATTAACAAGCACTTGGTCAAGGATCTCTGGAAACTCAAGCTTTGGAACAAGGATATCAAGGATAACATTATTGCAAATGGCGGGAGTGTGCAGCAACTGGACATCCCTGACAAGCTCAAGGCGATCTATCGGACCGCGTGGGAGATTTCAGCCAAGTCTATTATGGAGATGGCGCGAGACCGGGGCATCTATGTTGACCAGTCGCAGTCTATGAATCTCTTTGTCGAGAATGTCTCAACGTCGAAGCTGAGTTCGATCCATATGTATGGATGGGAGCTCGGACTCAAGACCGGGATGTATTACCTGCGGACGCGGCCGGCAGCCAAGCCCGTTCAGTTTACTTTGGACCCAACCAAGTACGGCTCGACCAATGTCTGTCGGATGGAGGAGGGCTGCGCAGTCTGCTCGGGTTAAAAAGGGTGAGCGTCTGCGAGGCTGGTGGGTGGCCCGGCTCGTCCGGTCCACAAACGATGGGACGCCTGCTTTCTAGCATTGTCTATCTCATTACGTTGAATAACTCACCGATTGCGAGTTACAAGTACATAGATAGCGCTTACGCCTGGATAGCAAACGCAAAGGAGACTAGGGATTCTCTCGGTGGTAACCTAGGAGTTGATTTCATCAACATCTATAGGTGCAACGACACCTTCCAGGCTTGTGAGGTATTTAATACTTTCGAGCTCCGATGATTGACGGCGAGTGGTCCGCGGACTTTACTAGACTAGGCGAAAAGAAACGGAGACTGAATCCCGTCGGGGAGAATGTATATCTTCTACCCGACGGAAGCATCAAGAGCGAGGAGGACCTGATCATCAAGGCCCAGAGGATTTGGAGGGAGAGGGCTTACGCACCCCCGGGGACGCTCTTTGAGCGCCGCGGGGTGATGTACCGAAAAACCTTAGAAAGTTTTATAAAGCAAGCAAACCCTGTTTAATAAATGGAAGTTTCCAACACATATCAGTGTCCCTGTCGTCCAGGTTTTACATACAAGAGTTTTTCTCAACATAAAAAGACCAAGATGCATCTTGCGTGGGAGACTGCACAAGATGCAAAAGATATCCGCGTCAAGTCGAAGCAATATGAGAATGAGGTTGAGCGTCTCAAGAATCGCCTCATCCACCGTGAAAACGTAGAGGCTGAACTGATGCGTCGAATAAAAACACTTGAGGATGCTGTAGAATATTGGAGAAAGCAAAGCGAGGGTGTATATGTCTATTGAATTGTTTTTGCGATAAAATACGGCAAACACAAGGGGATGATACCCCACACGGCTGACCAGAAGTAGTTAAAGTATTCATAGTAACCCTTCAGGCTTGCAAATATCATCAACTTTCGGAAGACGAGGTCCAAAAAGACTCCATATAAAGCGAGGTTTCGGTAGTTTACAGGCAGTCCCGACATTAGAAATAGAGTGTAAAACAGAGACATCATACCACCAGCCACAAAGACTGATTCGGCTGCGCCGTGCAGCGCAAAGTACTCTTTGAGTCCCCAACCTGTCGGTCCGCCGAGTCCCATCTTGACTCCGGTCTGGAGAGTAAAGTCGCCGATGAAACCTGTCAAGCAGGCAATCTCAACCAGATTCATTACTATCATCGACTGTTTTATTTTCAAGGAGTGGCAATTGGCTCGACCCCCTGATTACATAGTTCAGAGATGACCGTACGGCTTTGTAGGCTCGCTCTACAAAGTCGACGTGCCCAGTCATCTTGGAACACCCGGTTTCAATCTTAGAAAGCCTCTCTTCAATTCCATCAAGCCTGGATTGAATATTCTTCAATATCTCCAACTCCATATAATAAACTACATAAAATACTATTCCTTAACTAGCAGCGGATAAGCCATACCAGTATAAAACTCTTCATGAGGTAGCCCGTTTACAAATAGATGCGTTGTACATCCGTTCGGATATACAGTGACGCTATTTTTGGTGGTGGTTGTATTGAAAATAAACAAGTTTGTGTGTAGATAGTCGACATCCGTAACAACCTCCATAATAAACCGCCCGTATTCATAAGTCTCCATAAACAAAAGGATTTTCTTATCAACATAGTACTTGAAAACAATCTGTTCCGGTCGGAAGGGTGGAACATCGTCCAGCTTGAGCTTCCTCGGTTTGAATCCCATCGCCCGGCGGGTATCTAGATCGGCGAAATCTGCGATTCTTTTTATGACATTGTCCATAGCCTTAAAAAGAATGAGCGCGTAAACTTTAATATGGATGAGCTATTCGCCGTCCTGGCCAAAAATGTTCACTCGAATAATCTATCCACACTCGAGGATGTGATTATCCTCACATATCAAGATGAAGGGAAAACACCAGCTCTTCATACTCTGCTCAAGTACCGTAAAAACTTTGGCCACTATACAATTGGTCAACTGAAGATTCGGTACAAGCTTATTTCTTGATGAGGTACAATATCTCCTTAACCTCTCCGGACTCTCCGTTGCGGCCCGTGAACCGTTTGTATTTCTTCGTCACCTTGTTGTACTCATAGGGCTTGAGCATCTTTTTCCAATTCTCCTTGCTTATGATACCCTCGTCATTGTATGAGATGAGCACATACTTTGAAATATTGAGAGAATCCTCGATGAGCTCCGTCATCGCCTTGATGGCGGGTTCCTCCTTATTAAAGTCGGATATGTTCCTCTCGGCCCGGTCAGGCATATGGGTCACTTCTGTCCACGCATCAGCCTTTTTGTTGAGTATGATGACGTTGAGCAGGAAATACATGTGACTGTACTCGTGCTGGTTATAAGGTGGGTCGTAATAGATCAGGTCAAACTTTGTCTTGAGCTTTTTCACCAAGTCGTTGGTCGACTGGTTGTGGCAGGTGACGCTGCACGGCTCGGGGTTCCACACGGGGCACTCAAGCTTGATGGGCTTGGAGACGCGGTTCCAATGACTGTCACTCTTGCGAAAGGTTCCAACGTTATTCTTATCCTTGAAAAAGGCGCACATGTGTCCCATAGAATTGCAGTAGATGCTACACTGGATGATCAGTGGCCCGAGGCACCAGTCGGTCAGATCATTCTCAACCTTTTTCTCGATATAATTCCTCATTGTATCGATAATAAGGGCATTCTCGCGGGTATAGAAGCAAACCTCACCCTCCTTTGGACTCTGTGTATTCTTGGGAGCATAGTACTTGGTCATGATTCCTTCGACATATGGACCCTTTTCGGCCAACTCATTCATCTTTTTGATGTGCTCCTCAATCTTTTCCTTCTGGGCCTTGGTCGGTTGCTTCACATAGCAGTTGGCACTGGTATCGGCGTAAATCTCGAGATCATTCGTGTGAAGTTCCGAAGCGTGCACGGAAAGCATACGCGACACAACTCCGGAACCCGAGAAACCATCCATCATCACCAGTTTATCCTTCCTGAGTTTCTTCTTTACACAAATAACTTGCTCCTCGATAAAGTCCAACAGCTTGCGTTTATTGCCGAGATAGGTAAACATAGGCTGATGGATATATTCCTCCGTCATTACATTACGAGAATAGTTTAAAAGTCTCGATTTTCCTCATATAGTCTTGATATATTCCCAAGATAGTTCCTGGCATATCTTTTTCCAGATCTGGTCCTGTTTGTACAGTTTCTCCTTTGACTTGAGCAGTTGAAAGCACGGCAGATAGTCATCCTCGCCGAGCAACTCGCAAAACTTATAGAGGACGTACGAGTAGCTCAAGAAATTCTTGCGGTCAGCCGGACGGTGAATCTCAAAAGGTTTTTGTATGTGATGAAACATGAGCCGGAGCTTATCCTCGAGGGCTTGATTCATCGTCGGAGGCTGGATACCATTGAGGATGGTTGTAATATAGGGCACGTGCTCATAAAACTTATTCATATTGAGTTTCTTGAGGAGACCTCGAACCTTGGCGTGCGTAATCTCACTCACATCCTTAATCTTTTGTTTCTTAAACTCGGTACGAATTTTCTCAATAACATCCTTGGGAACATTTGTAGACTCTTTTGCTTGAAACTGCGCGACCCACTCATTAAAGTGATTCTCCCGTTTGTACGTGTAGACGATATTCTTTTCCATCGTTTGCTCCTCCTTGAAACCAACCTCCTCACACAATATATACCGAGTCACTCCACACTCTTCACATATCTCTTCACTTGCACTGTAATCCCACATAAATTGAGTCCCCCCGCATTCACACGGACATACCTGTTGCGGCTTTTGCTGCACGCTTCCTTCATTCTCGACGACCGACATGTACTTGTCGTAAATCTCCTTTCTTTGCATACCTGTTTTGCGGCTCTTGAATAAAGAGCTCTTTTGACCAGTATCCTCAACTTCCCGCTCCGTGTAGTACTCTTTGATAAAGGAGGCGGAAGAAAGGAGATACTCGATCATTTCACCCTCTTTAGATTCATCCTTAATAAACTCTTTCATTTTGGAATTAAGAGCCGCTTCCATAATATACATATTTATTCAAATCTTTAATCGTCGTTCGCTTTTGCGGACAAGTAAAACTTCATATCGCCCAGGTTGGCTATCGTATACTGAAGTATGATTGGCAGATTTGGATCCTGTGAGTTTTGCAGGAGCTGTACGCTGCTGCACATACTGGTCGCCTTTGTAAACAGGTTGATGTACTTGAGGCTGAAGGTGTTTCCAACCTTTGTTCCGCAGTCTTCGGGACACTCTATCCGAGTGCTCTGGTCCGCAAAGTCGCCTCGGCAGCTTAGGACCAAGTGGTTATCCTCCCTAAAAATATCAATCTCATCAGACAAGTTGCCCATGTCCCTGCATATTCTCTGAAAGTCAATTGCCGGAAATGTCGTGATGATGTCTGTATCAAGGTCTGGGCTCTCGAGCAGGTCCTCATCAATGTCGAGCAGCTTGAGGAGAAAGCGCGAACAAGACTTTTTGTTCTGGTTGTGAACAATAATCTCCAAAATCTCACCACTCGTGATTGACATCTCAAGGGTGTCGTTATTCGTCACCGACTTGAGGAGCTTGTAGGTGTTGGCCATATTCATACCCGCAATCACCTTTGACGGACAGTCGTACTCCTCAAAGTTTTCAGCCAAGAGCGTCATGTGAACAAGAGCCGTCCGGGCCACATCGAGCGCAATGATGTGCACACCCTCGGGGTCAAAATACAGATTGACGTCATTGATTATATCCTTTAGTACCTCAAACACACTCTTGATGGCTACAGCCTGAATGGTTCGCAATCTCATTAGCTAAATAGGGATACAAATCTTTAACTATTTGGGCTTTTCTATACTCTTGAACGAATCTCCTACATTTGCATCTATCCGAGCCTGGAGCTCTGCTGTTATGTTTGGTTTGAGTGAGACGCCATAGGAATCGAGTGCGAAAAAGTCATCCTCCTTTTCGGTGTTGTCAAGGTTGGCCATACCTATTCCGGCCCCGTCAAACTCGTTAAAATTGCAGGGCAACATCGATGTGAGCCACTGCTTCACCTCAGCCCCGACCAGCATCTTGTTTTCTGGAGTCACAAGGGTCGGGACCGCCTTGATACTCTTGCTGGGAACGCCCTGCTTGTTCACATTGTGAAACTTCACCATCGATTTGAGAGCCGGAGTTGAATTGATATAAGTGATAATATCCATGCTATGAATACAACGCTCCGAATATATCAGAGTAGCCATCCTAAGACTGTAGATGATTTCTCTAAAAAAAAATTAACGCATAACAGTAATATGACTCGCCTACTTTTGTTGGGAGCCCTCGCGGTCCTGGCCCTCCTTATGTGGCGGGACACCGATCCATATGTCGGTCCACAGTCTGAGACCAAGGTCCCAGAAGGGGTTATCCAGGCAATGGCAAATGCAATCAGGGCGAAAAAACCAAAGCTGTTCCCGGTTGAAACCATCTTTGCCAACCAGAATCCAGATGGAACCATCAACGCCCGTATGCTCTTTCTCGACCTGAATGGGTTTTTCGGAATCCAATATGATGTCACTGCCCGGCCTGGAGGCGGGAAGGTTGACATCATATCTATGACGGAGCAGGTACAGCCTGAGCAGTTTGGCCCCTTCCAGCCGTTCAAGCCAGATGTGTACGCCAAGTTTAAGGATGTGCGTGCATCCGTGCTAGAAACTCTCAATGCGGCATAATAAGGATGTTGAACATCAAGGACATCAAGAAAATACAGAGCGAAAAAAATAGAGTTCGCAAAGATACATTCAAAGAGATTTTGAACAAGTTTGATAAGCAGATTCGGTATGCGGTTGAAGTTGG